CCCGAGCACACCGAGATCGCCTGCGAGTAGGGAGGAAGCGGCGATGGCACAGCGGGTCCGCCTGTCCTGGAACGGCGCCCGGGTGACCGAGCAGCAGCGCGCCAGCGCCGTGCGCGGTCTGCGCCTGGCCGCCGAACACCTGCTCGGCGAGTCCCGGCAGGAAGTGCCGATCGAGGAGGGCACCCTGGAGCGGTCGGGCGTCGCGTCCGTGGACGCGGCCAGCATGCGCGCCGCCGTGTCGTACGACACCCCCTACGCCGTCCGGCAACACGAAGACCTCGACCTACGGCACGACGCCGGACGCAAGGCCAAGTACCTCGAAGACCCGATGAACCGCGAGCGCGGCACGATGCTGGAGATCATCGCCGCGCAGATCCGCCGCAGCCAGCGAGGCTGACCGTGGGCTGGACGACCGATCTCCTCACCGGCCTCGCCGAACACCTGGCCGCGCACGGCGCCGGCACCTGGCGGCCGGACGGCACCCCCTACTCCCCGGCCGAGACGGCGATCGTCCTCGGCGCGATGCCACCCGCCCCCGACCGGGTCATCGCGCTACGCACGTACACCGTCGACTGGTCGGGGTTCGGCGAAGCCGACGACGACGGCCGGATCGACGTCACGACCGGCCTCCAGGTCCGCACACGCGGCGGCCGCGACCCCCGCGAGGCGCTCGACCTTGCCGACGCGGTCCGCGACGCCATCGACGGCCTCGCCGCCGTCCGGCTCGGCGCCGTGTGGGTGTCTCAGATCGTCCGGCGGTCGGGTGAGGAGCTGACCGCCATGACCAGCATCGACCGCCAGGCCGACCGCGTCGAGCGCGTCGACAACTACTACGTCCAGGCCAGCAGGCCGACACCGAATCGCATGTGAGGAGGCCAGGTGACCAACATCACCGACCTGACCAGGAGATACCGGCTCCAGGTCAACCTCGGCACCGAGGCGGCGCCGAACTGGACCACTGTGATCGGCATCGTCGAGTTCAAGCCGTCGGTCGAGCCGGAAATCCAGGACGACACCGACTACGAGTCGGACGGCTGGAAGGGCAACACCAAGACCCTTCAAGGCTGGTCCATCGAGATGAAGATCAGCCACAAGTACGACCCGGTCACGAAGTTGTACCACCCGACGCACGACGCGCTGGAGAACGCCTCCGAGCAGTTCGGCGACGGGTCGTACGTGCACATCCGTTACTTCGACCGGTTCGGCAAGGGCATGGGGCGCGAGGGCCGCGCTCTGGTCACCTGGGAGCCGGAGGGCGGCGAGGCCAGCGAGCTCGACCGTGTGTCGATCAAGCTCACCGGCGACGGGCCGCTGGAGATCATCGAGAACCCCCTCACCGAGGCGCCGCTGCCGATCGTCGCCAACGTCACCCCGGCGTCCGGCCCGGCCGCCGGCGGGGAGCTCGTCACCATCAACGGCGCCTACTTCACCGGTGCCACCAGCGTGACGTTCGACGGCACCGCGGCCGCCGCTTTCCAGGTCATCTCGCCGACCGCCATCTCCGCGATCACCCCGGCCGGAACCGCCGGCCCCTGCGACGTGGCCGTGACGACCTCGAACGGTGTCGGCACCGGCACCGCCGCCTACACCTACACCTGATCGGAGGCACCCCCCAATGCCGTTCAAAGACCTGCGCGAGTCCCGCGACCGCGCCCGGCTCGAACTGCCGATCGACGGCAAGGTCTACACGGTCTACGACGTGGACGCCGACACCGGCATCTGGGCGCAAGAGCTGGCCGGGCTGGCTCTGGCCGTCGAGGCCGACCAGGACATCGCTCCCGAGGACGTTGAGTTCCTCAACGACGACGATGAGCGTGACATGGTCAGGCGGTTCCTCGGCGACACCTACGAGGAGATGCGCGCCGACGGTGTCGGCTGGTCCGACATCAAGCACGCCGCCATGACGGTGTGGGTGTGGATTCTCCGAGACGAGGCCGCCGCCGAGGCGTACTGGTCGGGGGGCAGCGCGTCGGGGGAAGGCGCGGCCCGGCCGGGGAATCGGGCCTCCCGCCGGGCGTCACAGGCCATGGCGAGAAGGACCCCGCGACCGGGCTCTACGAGTGGTACGAGGGCGCAACCCCAGCGACCGGCGGCAAGGAACAAGTCGCGTGGTCGCGGCTCCTCGACGCGTGGCCGCTGATCGAGGCCGACCTGCACTCTGAGTACGGGATCGACGTCGAGTCCGGCATTCTCCGTCGTCGCTCGTGGCGGTGGCTGAAAGTCAGGATTGCCGGGCTGCTCGCCGCTGACACCCGCATCTACCGGCACATACACCCGCCGGACAAGCAAGACGAGACGCCCAGCTGACATCAGCTGGCCGCCCTGGACGAGGGGGGTGAGGCGTGGCCCTCCGTCTCGGCGAGCTCGTCGCCATCATCAGCGCCGACGACAGCAAGTTCCGCAAGGTCCTTGACCGCACGCACGCGGGGCTCACGGCAGTCGGCAAGGTCGGCGCGTTCACGGCGCTGGCCGGGTCGGCGACGCAACTGGGCGTCGCGCTCGCCCCCGCCGCGGGGATCGTCGCGGCACTGCCGGGGGCGTTCATCGCCGCCAAAGCCGCGTCTCTCGGGCTCCAGTTCGCCCTCGAAGGGGTCGGTGACACCCTGTCGGGGGCTGTCACGGGGGACGTCGAGGAGTTCCAGGAGAGTCTCAAGGAGCTCCCGCCCACCACTCGCAGCGTGGTCCGGGAGATGGGCGGCGCGCTGTTCGGTCTCCAGAAACGCGCCCAGGAGGCGTTCTTCGCGCCGATGCAGGCGCAGGCGCGCGGCCTGGGCGACGATCTCCGCGGCCCCGTCCAGGACGGCATGACCGCCGTCACCGGCTCCATGGGCCGCCTGGCCGCCCGCGTCCTCGCCGTCGCCCGCGAGGCCCGCAGCATCGCGTTCATCCGGGAGCTCGGTCACGCCATCGGCCAGGCCATCGACGGCGCCGCCGTCGGCGTGCCGGTCCTGGTCCGCGGCCTCAGAGACATCGCGTCCGTCTCCCTGGACAGCTTCGGCCGGGCCGGCAGAGGGCTCGGGCAGCTGATGACCGCCGCCGGGCTGTGGCTGTCACGCATGGCCAGCAGTGGCCGGGCGACCCGCTGGATCAACAACGCCATCGAGAGGCTCCAGCAGTTGGGGAGGATCGGCCGCAACATTGCCATCACTCTCGGCGCGGTGTTCGCCGGCGCCACCACGAGCAGTGCTGACCTGCTCGGCTCCCTCGAAGGGATTACGGCCGAGATGGCGGCCTGGGCCCAGAGCACCGAGGGTCAGCAGCAGATCGCCAGTACGTGGGCGCTGCTCAAGGACACCGCGTCCGAGTTGGCGGCGATCCTGCCGCTGCTGGCGGGGCCGCTGGGCTTGATCGTTGACCTCCTCGAAGCGCTGCCCGGCGGGACGCAAGGGACGGCCGCGCAGTTCCTCGCCTGGTCGATCGCGATCGGCCTGGTCACCTCCCGACTAGGGCCCCTGGTCGTCGGTGTCGGCCGGGTCGCCGGTGGCGTCGGCCGCCTGGCCGGTGCACTCCGTACCCCCGACTCGGCGCTGCGCCGGTTCGGCGGCCAGCTGAGCCGTGCCGCTGTCGCGGCCGGGACGTGGTCGGGACGCATGTCCATCGCCGCAGGGCGTGCCGCTTTGGCGTTCGGCCGCGCTGCGCTCGCCGCGACCCTGGCGGCCGGGCGCATGGCGATCTCGGCCGCCACCACTGCGGCGCGGGTGGTGGCCGGGTGGGCGCTCATGGGCGTCCAGGCGCTCGCCAACGCGGCGCGCATGGCCGCCGCCTGGGTGATCGCCATGGGCCCCGTCGGGTGGATCGTCGCGGCCGCGATCGCCGCCGTGGCGCTGATCATCGCCAACTGGGACAAAGTCAAAAACTTTGTCACGAAGACGCTTCCAAACGCGATCCGGGCCGGATTCGATTTCATGGTCCGGTTCATCAAAAACGCGGCCCGGCTCGGTTTCCTCGGCCCTGTCGGGCTCATCATTTCCCACTGGGGAAAGATCAAATCCTTCTTCACGAGTAGCGTGCCGCGCGCGGTCAGCAGCGGCATCAACGCGGCTATCCGGTGGGTGTCCGGACTGCCCGGCCGCGTCGTCAGAGCCGTCGGCAACATGGGCCGCCTGCTGGTCGGCGCCGGGCGCGACGTGCTGATCGGCTTCTGGAACGGGCTCGTCAGCATGGCTAACTGGCTGGCGCGGCAGATCGGCCGCCTGATCAGCAACATCGTCCCGGGCCCCGTCAGGCGCGTCCTCGGCATCGCCTCACCCTCGAAGCTGTTCGCCGAGTACGGCACGAACCTCGCCGAGGGCCTGGCCCAGGGCATGGAGGGCGGCACCGGCCTCGTCTCAGCCGCGGCCGCCGACCTCGCGTCCGCCGCCGCTACCGGGGGCGTGCCCGTCGCCCACGCCGGTACCGCGGGCGGCACGGGCACCGCGGCACGCGGGGGCAGCACGCCCGGCCGTGACGGTATCGTCCGCGTCCGCTTCGATTTCACCGGCGCCGACAGCGAATTCAAGCGCCTTATTCGGAAAATCGTCCGCGTCGACGGTCGCGGTAACGTCCAGGTCGCTTTCGGAGGGGCATAATGGCGCTCACCAATATCGCCAAAAACGCAATGCTCGACGAGTTCGCCAGTGTGGCGACCGTCGTGAGCCTTCACACAGGCGACCCGGGCGCCACAGGCGCGAACGAGGTGACCGGTGGCAGCCCGGCGTACGCCCGCCAGTCCATCAGCTGGAACGCGGCCGCGGGCGGCACCCTCACCGCCGCCTCACAGCCGACGTTCGACGTTCCCGGCGGCACCACCGTTTCGCACTTCGGTCTCTGGTCGGCCGGCGGCCAGTTCATGGGGGGCGGCCCGCTGTCGGCATCCGAGGTATTCGCTGCGCAGGGGCAGTACACCTTGACCAGCGTCACCGTGACCCTGGCCGACGCCTGACCTGTGACCTATGGCGATCATCGCGGTCTGGAACGGTGACGGCCTGGCTGACGGGACGCCCGTCACCACGTCCACTGCCGGGACTGGTGACACGCCGTGGAGCCTCGTCACCTCGGGCGCCGCCGTCGTCTCCGCGTCCGGGTCGCGGCCGCCGCGCATCCAAGTCGACCAGCAGGCCGGCAACACCGCGCAACTCATCTGGCAGTCGGGCGTGGTCGGGGTGCGGTCGGCATACGCGGTGCGCGGCTACCTGGAGCTGACCGCCTATCCCTCGGCGGGCGCGCCGATCCTCAACGCCTACGGCGCGAACGACTCGGCGCTGCGCTGGCGCCTGGACGTCACCAGCACGGGCATCGTGCGGCTGCGCGACGCGTCCAACACGATCATCGCGACCGCGTCCAGCGCCGTGCCGCTCAACACCGAGCTACGCGTCGAGATCGTCGTCAACAACGGCGCGGCCACCGCCCGCATCTATCAGGGCAACAGCACCTCGGCCCCGCTGGTCGACCTGTCCGGCACTGTCGGCGCCGCCGGGGCCACCACGGACGCGATCCGGTGGAGCAATCCACAGACCGCGCCGACGTGGCCGCGGCACTACTGGGACGCCATCGCCGTGTCCGACAC